GCCCTTCTGGTCAGACGTAGTCGACACCCTTCTGGGACCACACGCGGTCGTCGAGTCGAAGGAGTTCGCAAAGGAACTCCGCCGGCTCGTCGACGAAGAGGGGTACCGCCTCGATGAAGCTTACGAGGATTTAATGCAGCAGGAAGGCCCCTTGACTACCAAGTCAGGTATCCACATGGGTCTAGGACCCTCATGGATCGTCCTTTCGGTTCTAAACTGGGCCGCCGCACGACTTGCTTCGCATCACGAGCGAACGTTCGCCATCTGTGGGGATGACCTCATTGGCCTATGGACTCCGCAGGAAGTCCGCCGTTATGAGGGCAACCTTGAGGCACTGGGACTTAAGGTGAATCGTACCAAGTCCTTCTACGGACCACGTGGGGTGTTCTGCGAGCAACTCGTAGAGCTGCACAACCCCTGGTACGCAACGTCTCGGTTCGTACCGGGCCCCGCCGAGGTGGGAGCATCGAAATTGGTTGCGAAACGGTCACATGACCGCTTCGCCACCACGAATGCCCTCGCCAAAATGCGGGTACCGTTCGAAGCTGGGAGACGTCTCCACCTCCAACGCTTCAGGAGCACCCGACCGACGAATCGGCCGGGTCCCGTCGCGCTGGCCGGGTGTGGGGTCGGTGCCCCCGACGAGGCCCAGATCTTGCACTACCTATCCCGGGGAGAGGTCCGCACAACCAAACTGGCACAGCAAGGATTCGCACAAGAACTAAGTTCAAGTGTAATCCGGCAGCACCAGAAGGTTGCTGGCGTCACGTATTACAAATACGAAGACGCCCGCGAAATCCTCCTCACGGAATCGGATTTACGTGCTCACTGGCTCACCTCCGTCGAGAAGCTGACGCGTGGTCAAAGTACCACGCCTCCCGCTCCACGCCCAGGTCGTCCCATGAACGTTCGCAAGTTCCGCAACGCCGTGACACATGATCGTCCGCAGACGAATGATCTCCTTGAAGCCCTCTCCAGCAGTGACAAAATCACTGTTGCTGGAAAGAAGCTTCTCGATCCTCTCCTACGGAAAGTGTCACGACGCAATCGCTTCACGCGCGCAGACTGCAGGCGAGTGTGGTCAGTCCTGGTACAACGACGTCCTCAGATGTGGGTACATCCTGATGTCGTTGGTGACCTGTACGCACAACTCGCTTTAGCAGATAGGCCGGGGGTACCCCCCCCCCGGCGCCCGGGTGCTCCCGGGCATACCAGTCCTACAAAGTAGGGC